TTGGTTGTGATAAAAACTTCTTCTTTGGTTGTTGAAACAGCCACGCGCTCGACAGAGGTGAATGCGTAGGCGTACTTGCTGCTTTGCTTTTGCGGTGCCTTGGACTGCTTAACAACCGACTCGCCCTGCGGTGCAGAGCGCTTCGGCCGGCTGGTGACGGTCGCCGTGTGCTGCTGAGTGACGACCGTCATCCGTGGCGCGTAGATTGTTTCGCCGGGACCAGTGCCGGTCGTGATCGCCAGAATGTGCTGAACTATGCTTCCTGACGGCAGCGATGAATTAGAGACAAGGTATTCACCAAGTTTCATGGAATAACTATGTCCATAAACGGATTGGCGATCACAGACGGGTTTGCAACGAGCATTGTCTTCACCGCTTCAGCAATATCGGCGACACTTGGTCCCGATCCGCCAATGGCAGTGGTGGCGTACGCCAGCGCTGTTTGGCGTTCGACATAGACGCCAGCCACAGGGACAATTGTTCCGTTAAGGTTGCCCTTTATCGCGTAGTTTCCAGCGTTCGGAAACTTCAGGCTGTAATAGGGGTTAAGGTCCATCTGGTACATGAACGCGCCGCCGCCAAGATTCAAAGCCTTCCAAACATGAGTCGGTGGGTAGATCGCGGCCACTGCATCATCTTCAAACCCTCGAAGCGTTTCATGAAAAGCCGGCAAGTCGAGGATGCTTGCCGTGCTTTCAATTACACCGTTTGGGAAGTCGATTGAAATGGTCACAGTCTTTACTCGTCAGCGTTGCGAAGAACAAGGGCTTTTGCCATGCGCAAAACGTCGGCATCAGTCCAGTGTTTCTTTGCTAGGTTGTAACAGGCACAAACAAGCCGGCAGTTGCTTTTTAAATACCCGAGGGCCGGAATGATTTTGTCGACGTGTGCAGTAAATGGCGTTTTGCTTCCATTTGGGTCAAGCGGCAATCCAGTTACAGCGCACCCTTTTTCAAACTCTGCGTCATACCATTCCGGCGTCAGGTCAAAAGGCTGACCTTTTTCATCTGCACGCTTCCTTGCGGATTTCATAGAAACCTGAGTTGCGTACTTAACGCCATATCTGTTTCTGAGCATTTTTCCGCGCTCCGGGGTGTAGTAATGGCTTTTATCGGCGGCTCGTTTTTTTAGTTCGGCGGCATGTGACTTTGCGTAGCGCATTGTTCTTTCATTGCCTGCGGCTCTAAATTCTAAATATTTCTCTTTGCAACATTTAAGCGAAGCAAGGCTGTTTGCCCTGTATTGCTTTAGGTGCTCTTTCTTTCCGGCGCGCCACTCTCTTGCGTAAGCGGCTTTTTTTTCCTTTAGTTCGACGTCATTCATCGGCGTTCCTAACAGCTGTACCTGATCCACCGTTGGAAGTCACAGCCAGCGTCGATTCAAACGGCACAATGCTCGGCGTCGTGCCTTTGCGCACGCGATAACGGCAAGTGAAGCTGCTGCCATACTGGAAGTTGGCCGACTGGATACTGGTGCCTGCGGCCACAGCATCGATGAAGGGGATGAACACCGGCAGGCCGGAAGCGTATCCGCCGACAGGCACAGCCGGCGAAAGCCCGGTGATCACGTTGCCAGCGCGTGCCGTGTAGGTATGGCGGTTGCCGTTGATGCGGATGTAACAAGCCTGCGAACCCGGCGCGGTAGGTGTGTCAGCCGGCGCGGCGGTCAGCGTGACCGAGGTTGCCCCGGCAATTGCGGAACTGGCCAGCGTTGTGTCGTTGCTGAAACCTGAACCGCTGTCACGCGCCACGATCACGTAGTCGCCGGCAACCACGCCACCGACTTGGATAGCAATTGAGGTCGGCGGGGTTTCGGTAACGCCCGTGTGCGAGACAAGTTGGTAATTTTTGGAGTCGCCAGCCATTACGCCAGTCAGCCACCAACCCTGCGCAACGAACCACTTACCACCAGCGAAGGCGCCGAACGGAGCAGGAACATTCTCGGCGTAAACTTGACCCGGCAGCGAGCGATAACGATAGCCGGGAATGCTGTTGAATGTGATCGTTGAGGATTCAGAGCACGCCCACATCAGCGCCTGATAGGCATCCGATAGCGAGGTGGAACCGTCCAGCGTGATCGTACCTTTGTGCAGTAATGAGCCTGCACCACCGCCCAAGTCCTGCGTCGTGTCACCGTAGGCAATCGTGATCTTTGCCGTTGAGGCCGTGCCGCCGATTGAGGTATGAAAATAACCTGCTGCAATGGCTGGCGTCATTACCGCAGTGTTGACGTTGGTATCCAGTGCCGTGGAAAGAGCCGCCGACTGCTCGCCACCAGCAGCAAGGTTCACGTCAAAGTGCGAGTAAGTCTGACCGTACTTGCGGGAATAGACCGTTGCGTTACCGGAGTCAATCAGCGCACCAGCGGCCTTGGCCTTGAGCAGAATCTGGAAGTTGGCTGAATCTGCGTCGCTCCAATACTTCGTTACCTTGGCAGCATTCTGGATAATGTAGATCGGGCTGGAAGCTACCAGTGTACCAAGCACCTTCAGACCTGTGTAAAGCACCGCGCCGGCTGATTGCTCAATGCTGCCGAATTTGAACCACTTGGCGGCGGCGTCATCGATATTGATGCCGTTGAGCAGAGTAAGCGCCATCGGGCGCGAGGCGTTACGCTTACCAGCCAGTTCTGACGGGTTCGAGCCGAGGATGGAAACGTTGTCATCACCGGATGGCGCGGAGTCATCTGCGAGATCCTGCAACCACTGGTGCAGTTCCAGCGTCGTGAATCGGGTATCGGTGCCGGGTACGAATGCCGAGCCGGTGATGTTGCCGTTTGTGGCAATGGCGAAGGTGGAATTGATAGTCATGGCTTACTCACTAGTCAGGGATTTGTGACACGTAAATTGAAGAACTTCCCAGTGTTGCGGTCATCAGGGTTTCGTATGGGATGTAGGTCGTTCCGCTTGAGGCTTTGCGCACTTTGATTCGCCAGTTGTTCAGCGCAGAGCCAAAAACATACACTTGAAGCGTGATAACAACCGTCGATGCTGCGGCAATCTGGTCGTAAAGCGTTGTCGTATCGGCTTGGTCACGAATGGCGATGCGGGAGCCGACAACCACATTGGTCAGCGTCAACGAGTGATTGCCAACAGGGTCAGTCGGAAAAGAAAACGTTCCCGATGACACAGCAAAGGCGAACGGCGCGTTCTTGCCACGACCTGCGCCTAGTGTTGCCCCGACTGCGGTTGGGATACTTACGCTCATCAGAAGTCCGGGTTTACAAAGAAGATGTCATTTGCCGAAACCGATCTTGCTTCCCAATTCAAGCGCAGCATAACCATCGTGTCTTTTTTTACAGCCGATGGTGTGGTGATTGCAATTTTACGCTTGAGTAGCGTGGTTGCACCGTAAGTCGTTGCCGACCATCCGGCTGTTGAAGTAGTTAACGCAGATGCCGCAAGATCGTGTGTTGTGAAATATTCGGGAACACCTGATGAATTGATGTAGCTACCAGAAATCCAGACGGTTTTAGAATTGACGCCGGGGAAAGAGTCAGACACCAGTAACTCTAGGCTTAGATCGAGCGCAGCGGCGTCTCCGGTATGAATCTTGGATAGCTGAACCGTTGCCCCAAAGCCATTACGGGCCTCACACGGATAGACCTTATATGACCACGCCTTGTTGTCGGATGTTGGAAGGAAAGCGGAGAGCGTGGGATAGTTGTCATCCTGACGCGTATCCATAATGCCCCACTGGTTCGCGGAAGCGGCAGCAGCAGTTCCATCGGCACCATAGGTGTAGATTGCCCCGACACCGTTGAATGACGAGAACGATGGGAGTGTTTGAACCAGACTCACCGTGTTTGGGTATATGAAACCGAAACACTCAATCTGCGCCATTGTAGTAGGAATAGCGACTGATACCGCCGTCCCCGTAGTGGCCCCGGCCCCGTAAAGGCGGCCACCAGTAATCAACGCCTTATCTACAGGTAGTTGCCCAAAAACAGCGGCTGCCGCTGCGACGGTTAGTTCGATGTCCGGGTTGATTAGGTGGATTCCGCAGTTCGCAGAACCAAACACCACCACTCCTTGATGCACCCTACCCGCCTTGACAACAAGATTTTCAACGGTTGAAAAAGATGTTCCGCTTTGCTGTAATGCCTTATTGCCGTTGAAAGCGTTTCCAAGCGACCAGTCAATCTTTATGTTTTTTACGTAGGAATTACTAAGCGTTAACAGGTACGCCTGGTTTGCGTTAACCAGTGTATTTTCGATAACCAACCGACTTTGCTTTTCACTTATCAGGTTATTCAAAGTACGCAAGGTGACAGCGAATGAGGATGAAGCTGATGTGTATTTGATTACACCATCAATACCGCTCCACACCGTACCACCGTCGACAATCCATGTGATACGCGAGGCGTATGTAGCTGAAGCATTGCCGAGATTTATACTCGCTGCCAGTGTTCGCGTGATGTCTGCACCGGCTGCATCTTTGCTGCGGATATAAACCGTGTCGCCAGCCGCAAGTGAACCGCCACCGTAGTTGGGTGCTGCGAAGCTATCAAGAACATTGAGGCTATTCCAAGCACCAACGCCACCATCAACCGTTGCGGCGGCAGAGCTTGTGCCGTTGCCGTTAAATGTTTCGCCGTGGCGAATGTATTTATTGGGCATATAGAACCTCGTTGGCTCGTCCCGAACCGATCAACCCAAACGCTTCAAGTAGGTTCATTGCATTGATAGTGTCCGGGTCATCGTTTGCAATCTCGTCAGAGCCGTTCATCAAGTCCATGTAGTCAGCTAGTTCAGGGTTATGTGTAGCAGCCTCACGAATGGCAAGCCGCTCGGGTTGCGTAAAGCGGCGCTTCCACTGCGTTTGAGTCCACGTCATGCGCAGCGCAGTAGGCTCAGGGGTGTCTGGTGAATACTCAACATGGTCATAATCAACCAGATCAAACCCATTGACCGTTTGGGCGGAAGCGGCTGAGTAGCGAAGCATCTCTTCACCATCGGATTTGCGAAGCACTTTAAAGTTGCTCATTTCCGGTACTCCCGCGAATTCTGCGAACCAGACATCTCGGAGATATAGGCGCGTGCGCAGTGCAGATCATCACGAAACAGCCAGTTGATGAATGCTTCAGTCTTCTTCCACTGCCGGCGATGCGCCCGTGCGCTGATCGTTTCGTCGGCCATGCCGCCAATCAAGGTGTTGAAAAGTTGGTCGAGCGCGATAAGGAACTGTCTCAAAATACGGGCCTCACGAATACTTGGTGCATTTCTGCGTTTTCAAATTCATCGGGCGGCGGCAGGCACAACCCTATCGGCTTGCCGACAAACTCAGGCTTAACGAGGTATCCCAAGCCGCGCTGATCGAGCATCGGCAAATCCGTGCCGCGTCCCGCTTTGACGAACCACGAAAAATAATCGGCCATCGCCTGACAGGTGGCAGTCGCGGGGAATGTCGGCGCCAGGCTCATGTCGTAATCTCACCCGACACGCGCACCGGATCTGGCTCGTCATCTGGCCCTGAACACAGTTTCAACTTCGTTACCTTGCCGGTTGCGCTCACCATTTCCAGATCCGCAACGCCCTTCTTCCAGGCGAGAGCCGCCGTATTCAAAGCGTCGACGCCGAGCGTAACGGTCTTTGCCGTCGCATCAATCGTTGCGGTCAACGCGTTGTTTGGCGAATGCGCAGCCTCGGTCGATAGCTTGACCGTGCCGCCCTCTTTGTCCTTTACGGTCATGCGGGCCGTGTATCCAGTCAAGTCGACTGGCGTTTGATAGACGAAGAACCCCGTGTTCGGGATAGCAGCCGGCCACTCGTTGCCGTTGTCGTCAATGGGATCAACGCCGTTCAGTTCGATATGGTCAGCATCAATCACCTTGATGGCTACTGCATCTTCCGAATCTGGTCCGATGTCTTCCGCGTTGATTTTCTTCATGCCCTGCACGCGGGTAACGAAGCCTGGCCAACCGTCAGGGATGCCATGCCCGGTGATCTTCAGACGCGGGGCGCCGCTGGCAATGGAGATTTCCTCGATAGCCTTGCGGATAATCGGGTCCGTTGACCAGCGCACGATCAGCGCAAAGGTTTTACCCTTCTGGATCAGGATTTCTTTCATCACTCCACCCCGCCGATGATCGAACCAAGGCCGAGCTTGGCAGCAAGACCTGCAATAGCGAGGAAGGTAAGCACTTGCAGAATTCCCCAAATGCTTTTCTGGGCCACATCAGCCTTCAGCCCTGACCAAAATTCGCGCTCGGCATTGGCCGCATCGATCATTGCCTTATGTGCCAGGCGGTGACTATCGGGGCCATCGGGGAAAGCGCGAATACTTAGCTCGTCAATCATCAGATTGAGCGCCTTCTGTTCTTCAACAGCATGGATAGCCAGCGCTTCATCAAGATCGTTATTGGTGACGACATCGGTCCCCAATGGGCTACGTTTTTCGCGACGGTCGTGACCGTCCCATTCCTTTTCAGTCATTTACTGATCACCTCCACCAGTGCGCGATGGCGAGCCGAACAAGTACCGTAGGCGCTCACCAGATCCCACTGGCTTTGCATCAGATCCTGCATTGATGCCTCCGGGGGTAGCGTCGGTATCGGCGGGCAAGGTGCGATCAAGTTGGCCTGTAGTGTTGGCCTCACCGATACGCTCGTTGAGCAGGCGCAACCCGACAGGATCGAGCTTGCAATCGCGATAGACAGGACTATTGAGCGCATCACGCCATCCTTTCGTTGCTTTTTGAATTTGTTTGTTCTGGTAGGCGACAACCTGCTCGAAGCCAAGAGCGATCTGCTTCGCTTCATCCTCTGCCAATGTCTTCAGCAGATTCGCCTTGTTGATGGACTTGAGCGCCTGGGCGTCGCGGTGATCAATGCCGAGCTTGAAACCAACGGCACCGGATAGCGCCACGGTCAACGAAAACACTATGAAGATCAGTGAGACAGGCATAGCGCCCTCTCTTTCTCTCTGCGCTTGGTCAGGCCTGGAAGCGCCACCATGACGCCAGCCACACGCGCTTTGTCCCAGCGCAATAGCTGGTCGCACGCATAATTGATCTGGCCCATATCCAGATATTTGGAAGCGGTTGAATTGCAGGCAACAGTCGGACCGATGTTATAGACAGCATCGCCAAAGGCAGCGAGTACGTTATCGGGCAATCCGGGATGGCAGCGCTCGACCGTTTCAATCGCGGCCAGCATGTCGGAATCGAGCCGGGCCTTGCACTCTTCCAGGCTGTACTTCTTACCGGCCTGCACGTTGGTGGTTGATCCAAAACAGACGGTGAGCAACGCCGGATTGGCAATATCGTTGTAAGCCCATTGCCTTAGTCCTTCAGCAGGAATCGCTATAGCTGTGGCAAGAGCAACAATCGCCGCTGTTTTGTTTTTACGAACACCAACGGAGTCGTTATAATTAGACATACAAAACACCGAAGGAATGTCTATGAAAAATCCGAGACTTGTTGATATGTCTGGAAAGACATTTGGAGAATGGACTGTTGTTGAAAAAGCAGGAAATAAACCTAGAGGGGCGGCTATCTGGCTTTGCAAATGCTCCTGCGGAACAGAGCGAGCTGTCGTAGGAGGTGACTTGCGAAACGGCAAAAGCATTTCCTGCGGATGCAAAGGATCTAGGGCAACAATCGGAGAGCGGTCTGCTACTCACAGGATGAAAGGGTCCAGAATTCACATGTGCTGGAGCAACATGCTCAGGAGATGCAGAGACAAAACAAACACGACCTACGGGGGAAAAGGAATCAAGGTTTGTTCTGAGTGGGAGATGTTTGAAGCATTCCATGTGTGGGCCATGGCGTCTGGATACAGAGACGACCTTACGATAGAGCGCAAGAACAACTCTCTTGGCTATAACCCGGAAAACTGCACATGGGCCGACAGGAAGCGCCAGTCTAGAAATAGAACTATTGTCAACATGCGCGACGAAACTGTTTCCTGGGCCGAGGTTGCCGAGCAGCACGGAGTTCCAATCGGCATCATGAATAATAGGGTTGCCGCAGGCGGATGGACTCACGAAAAGGCGGCTACAACGCCTGTGGGCGCCGAGCATGAACTCGCGCAAAGAGACGACGCAACTGGCAGATTCGTTAAAGGTAGTAAGTGGCGAAGGTAGATTCACTTCTTTTCTCCGTCATCACTGGCCTCGTTCTGCGCCAACACGCGAGCAACCAACGCCCCTGCTGTAGTCAGCCCGGCCAGCGAAGCGAATAGGCCTTTCGGCATATCAGCCGACATTGCCGGTTCAATGATCTGCAATACCACCTCAACACCAGATAACAGCGCGGCCAGCACCATGAACTTGATGGACCACGCCTTACGAATGACTTGTTTCCAGTCGGGGATTAGGGTCATTGCTGTACTCCTGTCATGGCATTGATGCCGCTTTTCACCATAGCCACATGGAACGCCAGCATCGAACCGGTGTAATGGCCATAAACTGAGTTGCTCCCTGCATGACGGCAATACCATCAACCCAAGGATTAATAGCTATAACCGTAGGTTTGCGGAACTGATAGATTTGCGCGTCCATGTCTATCTCACAAATGGCAGCGGTTACGGTGTGGCCGGCTTGCGTTCTGCCTGCGGCGCAAGTCAGCATTGAGGCGCTTGCCAAAATGCTTGGTAAAGCGGTCCTCTCCATCGGCTGATTTTCCGGGATTCAACGTATCAACATCGGGCTTGCTGTAGGCGCGGAAGAAAACCCAATCAACCAACTTGCTGTGATGGTCTTCAGCAATCTCCGGCTCGTCGCTTTCTGACGAAAGCGGGTTCTTTGGCGTTCTGAACCCTTCAACATACAAGGTATATTCGGCATCGCAGACATAACCAAGCGTCAGCGTTCCGTCGCCATTGTCGATAAACTCGCGGGGTCGATCCGTCTTTGTGCGCCAGCCTGGGCGCGTTGCGGTTAGTTCAACGTGGTCAGTTGCATGGATCTCATAGACCGTACCATCGACCGCACGAAGCTCCGCATACTGCACATCGAACATGCCAGATGGCAGATCACAAGACTTGTCGCCTATGCTCAGGGTTATTTCATCACTGTCCCGAATCAGTCGTGCGCGTTGCGCTGCTTCCTTCTCGGCCTCGGCGAACCACGGTATAAGTTCTTCATCCGGCCAAAGATACTTGCGCACCGTGTCCTTTGAGAGAACACGGAACTGCTTAATGAGTTCTCTCAAATTCATGGTTACTCAATCCCGAACTGATCAAACATGCCGGTTACTTTGGTACGCATTTCGCCAACAGGCATCTTCTTGTCTAGGTCCAGGCTGAAATGCGTCTTCGCGTAATCAACCAATGCACCCTTGGTCATGTTGGCAATAGCGTCGCGGGTCGTCTGATCCGGGTCTTCGTCTTCAGTAACCTTGTTCTTGGGCAGTTTCACAGCATCTTCGGCTTCGCTCAGATCGCCACGCTCATAAACATCAGTGTGCTTGAGCATCTTGTTAGCAACTTGATCATCATCGATATTGACCGTCTGGCCAGGAGCGAACGCAATACCAGTTCCATAGATGTTTTCTTTGAAATTGGTACGATGCCCGATGTATCTGACTGCAATCATGGTGTTCTCCGATTAAGAAGAACCGGCTCAAATCATGAGCCGGCCCTTGGTTGCTTTTACATCGAGCCTTGCAGGACGGTATCGACCAGCACATCAACGATGCCAACAGATGCGTCGGCAGCACCTTTGCGAGTCAGGACCAGGAAGGCATCCTTCGGCAAACGAACCGGCGCCTTGGCTACCGTTGAACGGGTACGGCCAGTTGCTGAAGTTGCCAGTGCGGCGAAAAAGTAAGCGGCATCCTGGGGAACAACCGTCGAATCGACGCCATCGGCGTAAAGGAAACCGATGTCTGCCGTAGTCACCGCAGTAAAGGCATCCGACACAATTGCTTGTGCGTCATGTAGCTCGGCGCCAGACGGCAGGAAGCCAATGCGAACCACGTCATTGATCTGAACGGCGGTTGCCAGATCAGAGTTAGCCGCTACGCCAGCAGCGTTAGTGGTGAAATTACCCCTGATGACATTCTTGTTGCCTGCCGGGTAGGTGAATTGGGAATTCTTGATTCCCTTGGTCGTAACTGTAGTCATGGTGTATCTCCTTGAAGATCAGAAGAAGCCGGAGCGAACCCCGGCTTGCTTAAGGTTAGGCAATCTGCACAGCGGTATCGATGGCCATCACACCAAAGTCGGTGTATTCCTTCGCCGTGCCGCCGTTGTCGATAAGGAACTGGATCTTCGACGTACCGGCAATCATGCCCAACAGAATTTCCAACTTGTCGCCGTGGTCCAGTTCCTTCTCGCTGAAGAAGTAGGAGCCTTGCGACTGACGGAACTTGCCGTAAGCCTGAGCCAACGCCTGACCACCGAGCAACAAGGCGCGGTCGACTGCGTAATTCGAGCCGAAAGCAGCCGGCACGTTGTCGGTTGAGGTTTCCGCGTTGGTATAAACGCTCGGATTCCAGCGCAGGCTATTGCCAGCGTAGAAGCGGATCGGCTTCGGCATCTTGACGATTAGGATACCGTTCCACAAACCAGCCTCGCCCATAAAGAGCGGGTTCTGCTTGGCCATGTTGGCGCGGGCCATTGCGTTAGCCTGCCATGTGCGGAAGTTGGTCGAGCGCACCAGCGAGGTATATTGCTCAGACGAACAGAGCAGCACGCGCATAGGCGTATCCTGGCTCATTTGGTCGCCCTCGAAACGCACAGGCGGCGGCGGCAACGGCATCGAATCCAGCTTGGTGCGCAGGGCATCAACCAGATCGATGTTCATCACATCGGTCGTTGCGATGGTGATTTCGTTTGCAGCAGCAGCAATCGGCTCAATGCCGGAACCGGTCGACATGAAGTGACGGTTACGGGTAGGCGCCTTGATCGTGTTGATGCAAATGTCGGCGAAGTCTGGATCAGAGGCCAGCGGTACAGCCCACTCGATGTCGTTGGCGAAACCACGGGCGCCGGCCAGATGGACGATGCTCAGTTGGTCTTCGAGGCGCG